TTATTCTCACTTGCAATTTCAAGAATAGAATTATTGAACCAATTCATTCTCGTTGTACATGTATTCCATTTACAATTCCAAAGGGTGAAAAACCAAAACTTGCTTCTCAGTTTATGGACAGAGCAAAATGGTTACTTGAACAAGAAGGAATTGGATATGATGAAAAGGTAGTTGCAGAATTAATAATGAAATATTTTCCCGATTTCAGGAGAGTAATAAACGAGTTACAAAGGTATTCGGTTGCGGGTTCAATTGATGTAGGCATTCTAAGCACAATAGGCGATATAAACATTAAAGATTTGATTTCCTTTATGAAGAATAAAGACTTTACAAATGCACGAAAATGGGCAGTCGAAAACCTAGATAATTCTCCTACCGAACTTTTCAAAAAAATATATGATGGACTGCATGAAGGATTAACTTCTTCATCTATTCCACAGGCAATTTTAATATTGGCAGAATATCAATACAAGTCTGCATTCGTAGCAGACCAAGAAATTAATTTAGTGGCATGTATTGTCGAACTTATGATGGGATGTGAATTTAAATGAGCGAATTTAGACCAATTGGAAAGTGGATTTCAGTCACGACATCATTAAGGTCAGAAAAAACTACGGAGGCCGGTATTGTATACAAAGAAGAAATTCAAAGTAATTTATATACATGGAGTGATGTGGTAGCAGTTGGCTGTGATGTTGTGGAGGATGTTCAACCGGGTGATAGGGTATATTGGAAGTTAGGAAGCAACAAAGGGTCTTTTTATGAAAAGGGCGATGTCGTGTATGATTTAGTAAATGTTGATGATATTGAAGTGATAGACCGTGATGAAACTAAGTGATTATTTAAATGCCATAAACCATTCAAAGAAACCTTTGATGGATACTGAAGATGAACAAGTGGAGAAAGAATATTCTCCATTTATAATAAATCGGTGTTTGTCGTATTTTATTGATACGGTTTTATATTCTAATATGATGAATCAACACGCACACCTTTCTTCAAAAATGCAGTTTAATTATCTTTCTGGTTCTATCCGAAAGAGGAAACGATTCAGCAAATGGCTCAAAAAAGAGATGTCTGATGATATAGAGATTATTAAAGAGATGTACAATTATTCAGACTCTAAAGCAAAAGAAGTGGTAGAATTATTCACTTCAGAACAAATAAAAGAAATCGATGAATACCTTCATGGCGATGGTGTAAGGAAGTAAAACCATATATAAAAGGTAAACTTACACATGAGTAAAGGATTATTATGGAATATGATGATGATATTTTTCAAGGATTGGGTGTAGAGATAAAATTGGCTTCTGAAGATGATTTCTTAAAGGTAAGAGAAACACTTACAAGAATGGGAGTATCTGCAAGAAAAGAAAAGAAACTATACCAATCGTGTCACATTCTCCACAAGAGGGGAAGGTATGCAATTATGCATTTTAAAGAGTTATTTGAGTTGGACGGATTAGAATCTAATATTTCAGATAATGATATTGGAAGACGAAATGCAATTTCTGTATTATTAGATGAATGGGAACTTTGTAAAATAGTAGAATCAATTGAAGATGATGAACCAATCGCAAGCATTGCACAAATAAAGATTATTTCTTATAAAGATAAAGATGATTGGGAACTAATACCCAAGTATCATATAGGTAATAGTTAGAATGAAAGTTATATATTATGAAAACCCATTTAATAAGTTTCTATAGCGATATAGATGGTAGAACATACTACAGTGACCATGCTACTCGTTTGACTAGTCAGTGTGATTCTTTAAACATTCCATATGATATTAGGGAGAAAGAATCTCTAGGTTCTTATCAATTGAATTGTTTGAGTAAACCCCAATTTATTTTAGACATGTTGGAAGAAATGCAACAGCCATTATTATGGATGGACATTGATAGCGAAATCCACAAAACTCTAGACATTTTTGATAAGTTTCAAACCATACATCCAATTTCAAAAGAAAGAATTGATATGGTGGTCGCAACCGCTAATGGGAGACTTTCTGGAATGAAAGCATCACCTTTGTGGTTTAATACTACAGATAAAGCAAAAGAATTTATAAGAGCGTGGATTGATACAACAAAAGATATTCTTGAAAATAAAGTAGGTGTGTTCGACCATGAACCATTGTTCACTTTAATTCCCATGTTCATTGAAAAAATGAATATAAACTTTGTAGGTCCAGAATATTGTATATGGCCAGGACACACTAATGAAAATACTTACATCACAATGGGACTTGCAGACGCGGAATCAAAGAAAGAATCTTTGAGAAGTTTAGGCATGGCAGAAGATTTGATAGAGTGGCAAACACCAGGGAATATAAAATGAAAATTCAAGGAATAGGATTACCATTTAGTTATCACCAATCTTCTTGTTCTTGTAGAAAACCAAAGAACTTTGAATGGACAGAGGAAGAATCAGATATTGAGGTTTGGGTGGATATGGCAATACCCAGTGCTATTGGTGTTCCAAAACCAGATGGTAAAAAAAGATATGCATGGATTTGCGAATCAAGAGCCATTGTTCCTTTATTAAGAAAAGCATTTGAACAAGAAGATTTGTTTAATGATATTGTAGATTCATACGATGCTATACTTACCTGTGAAAAGGAATTGGTAGATAAACATGAAAAGATTCATTTTTGTTTTGTCGGGAGCAATCTTCCGTGGACAAAGGAAGAGAATTATGGAATATATGATAAACAACACTTTGTATCAACTTCATTTTGTTCTTCTTCTAAAAAACTGTGTGAGGGGCATATGCTTCGTCATGACTTACTTGAAGAAATAAGGTATTCTTTGATACGCGCCGGAACGCAAAAAATTAATACTTTTGGCAACATAGTAGGAAACCCTGTAGGTTCTGTAGAGATTTCTCTTCCTGGACGATACCCATTAGAATCTCAAGATTGGCACGACAAATCTGAATTTTTATACAACTATATGTTTTCGGTTATAATGGAAAACGATAAATACGACACATATTTTACAGAAAAAATAACTGATTGTTTTGCAACAGGAACTATTCCTTTATATTATGGCACTAAGGACATTGGAAAATATTTTAATACTGATGGAATTATTATGCTTCATGGCACTCCAAAACAAATGCAATCAACTATTGACCAGGTAAGCGTTTCTATGTACGAGCAAAGAATAGATGCAATTAAGGACAATTTAGAAAGAGTAAAAAATTTACAAATGGCAGATGATATGTTGTTCGATAAAATACAGGAATTAAATTCATGAATTATATTACATTTACAACTTCTGGTTCTTTACAACTGTGTAAGAATTTTATTATTAGTTTGAAAAAATTGAATATGGAAGAAAGTATTACCGTGTACTGTTTAGACCAATAATCCCTTTCAGAAATCAGTAAATTCAAATGTAAAACAAAGTTTTTTGATATCGATGGAGTTAGAGAGGGGTTTCATAATTACGGAGAACGAGATTTTAGAAGAGTAACAGAAGCAAAGGTACAGATAATACTCAATGAATTGCAAGATAAAGAATCTTTGGTATACACAGACTGCGATGTTGTATTCAAAGAAGACCCAACAGGATTTATTGAGTTTTCTAATGCACAAACACCAAAATTTCCGGCCGAAACCCCCGCTCCAGAAATTATTTTTGCTTCCGATGATCCTTTTATGCCAATATGTACGGGATTTATGCACATTAGAAATACAGAAAATGTGCATAAATTATTTAAAAAATATTTTGAGAGGAGTAAGTGGTACGGAAAAATGGAAAGCAAATGTATGTACGACCAAGAAATCATACATGAAATTTTAACCAAGGACCAAACATTTATGTGGGATACTAAATTTACATATGGAATTTACCCAACAGAATTTGTAAAGAATGGCCATTTATATTGGAATGAAGCAGAAACAAGGACGGGAAAAGAAGTAGTCGTACATGTCAATTTCACAATAGGTGAAGAAAGTAAGATAAATAGATTAAAGGATGCAGACCTTTGGTACATTGAAGAGGAAGTTTCATCATTATGAGTATACCCGCAATTCATTACAATGCACATTATCTTTTTGAAGATGGTGTTTTAGAGTTTGATAGACCAGTTGAAATTCATGTCAGCCGATTTAGCAACAATCAGAAAATTGTTGACAGGGATTGGGTTTCTTCTTACCCCAAATATGATATTCCTTTTGATTCTCAAGATTCACACAAAGTACTTATAACTTCTAACGAACCCATTTCTTCTCCCAATAGGGAAAATACAGAAGTTGTTATTGCCAATCATGAACAATATGATTTGATACTCACATCAGATGATGAGATTTTGAGAAATTGTCCAAATGCAAGTATATTTCCATATGGAACAACATGGTTGAATAAAGGGCATATAAATCACCCAGATGGATTAGGAATATATGATGAATCTTTGGATGAGTTGTGTAACAATAAGAGAGTTGAAGTTAGTTTTCTTTGCTCTGCTCCAAATAGGGGAATTGAGGGGTATGACATTAGAAGGTCACTCTGGCATAACAGGAATAAAATAAAAATACCAAAATGCTTTTATTCAAGCACAAGAAATCCTGCTCCTGGTGGAGAACCATTACCAGAGGACGATAAAAAATACTTGTTCAATTCTCAATTTCATATAGTTATTGAAAGTAGTTGTATCAATAATTATTTTACAGAAAAATTAATAGATGCTTTCCTCACCAAGACAGTTCCGATTTATTGGGGATGTCCAAATATTCATAAGTTCTTTGACCCAAGAGGAATGATAATCTGCGAGGGTGAACAGGGAATATTAAATGCATGTAATGGATTTGTTAATGAAAACCACTATCAACATTTGATGCCATTTATAGAAACAAATTATAATATAGCAAAGGAATATGCACAATCATTTGCAAAACGAGTAAAAGATAAAATAGAAAATTCGTTTGAGGGAATCGCGTACAAAAATTCTAAACTTTTATCCATTGGTGTTTGTTCATTAAACGAAAGAAAAGAAACACTTGATTCGGTATTAAAAAGGTTTCAGGTCCAAA